TTGCGGAGTATTTATCGACGTATGATCAAAAGATGATCATGAAACGTGAGAATATCGCTGATCGTGGTATCTGGACTGCGAAGAAACGATACATTCTTAACGTTTGGGATAGTGAAGGGGTTCGATACACTGTACCAAAACTTAAAATTATGGGTATTGAGGCAGTTAAATCTTCTACTCCTGCAGTGTGTAGGAAGAAAATTAAAGAAGCACTCAACATAATTATGAATGAAACTGAGGAAGATTTGGTCAAGTTTATTGAACAATTTAAATCTGAATATTATCAGATGCCTCCCGAAGACATTGCTTTCCCTAGGGGAGTCAATGGGTTGACAAAATGGAGTCATCCTGCTACGCTATTCAGGAAGAGTTGTCCAATTCAGGTAAGAGGATCCCTCGTATATAATCATCAACTCAAGAATCACAAACTCACATACAAGTATCCTTTGATACAAGAGGGTGAGAAGATTAAGTATTTGTATCTAAAGATGCCAAATGCTGTTGGACAGAATGTAATTTCATTCATTGCCAACTTTCCTAATGAACTGGATATTCAAAAAAATATCGATTACAAAATTCAGTTCCAAAAATCATTCCTAGATCCACTCAAGGTTATTCTTGATTCAATTGGATGGAAAACAGAAAAACAAGTTAACCTATCGTTTTTATTCACATGAGTATTTTTGACACACTTGCTAAAGAGGCAAAGAATGAGTATGCTAAGGTTGTCTCTGAGGCATCCGATGAACAAGGATACATCGGCACAGGATCTTATATCCTTAATGCCATGCTCAGTGGCAGTATCTATGGAGGTATTCCTGATAATAGAGTAACTGCTGTTGCTGGTGAGCAAGCAACCGGTAAAACATTTTATGCAATTGCAATTGCAAAAAACTTTCTTGATAGTAATCCTGATGGTGCAGTTTTCTATTTTGATAGTGAAGCAGCAGCAACATCAGATCTTTTCACCAATCGTGGGATTGATCCTAAAAGAGCATGGCACTTCCCGGTAGATACTATTGAAGAGTTTCGCACTCAGATCATTCGTATTCTAGATAATTTACTCAAAGCAAAAGTAGAAGATCGTAAACCTCTTCTCATTGTTCTAGATTCTATGGGAATGTTGGCATCGGCAAAAGAACTTACAGATGCTCTAGATGATAAGCAAGTTCGTGACATGACTAAATCTCAAGTTCTTAAGTCAGTGTTCAGGATTATCACTAGTAAACTGGGTAAATTGAAAGTGCCTATGATTGTTACTAATCATACGTATAAAACTATGAATCCTTATGGTGAGCAAACTGAGATGGGTGGTGGTAGTGGACTTAAGTATGCTGCATCTACAATCATGCATCTATCCAAGTCAAAGGAGAAGGACGGTACTGATATTATAGGTAGTATTATCAAAGTCAAGGCAAACAAATCACGATTTACTAAGGAGAACTCGTTAGTTGCAACACGACTTTATTATGATGCACGTGGACTTGATCAGTACTACGGACTACTGGAACTGGGTGAAAAGTACGGAGTATTCGAGCGTAAAGGCAACCGTGTTATTGTTGGCGAATCTTCTGTTTATCCTTCTGCTATTCTCAAGGATCCTGAAAAGTATTTCACTGAAGAAATAATGGAGAAACTTGATTGGGCAGCAGGGCAGGAGTTTAAATATGGGGTTGAGTAGTATTCAGGATTTCATTAAAATATATGATAATGTTTTTTCCGAACAATACTGTAACTTTTTGATCAATTACATCGATAGTGGTATTGATTCTGGAAATGCAAAATTTATAGATCATGAACTGAAACCAAAATTTTATGAATATGTGTTTGAAGAATCAATGGTTCAAGAATGCATATCTAAACTCAATCCATTTCTAGACAAATATGTTGATCAAGTTGAGTGTGATGAATGGTTGCCCCAAAACTATACGTATGAGTATCCAAGAGTAAAAAAGTATAGACAAAATACTACAGATCAATTTGATACTCATGTTGATGTTGGAAATTATCCTTCAGCAAGAAGATTTCTTACATTTTTAATCTATTTAAATACTGTAGATAAGGGTGGAGAAACTTGTTTTACTGGAATAGACAGGTTTATTAGACCAAAGCGTGGTAGAATGATCGTCTTCCCTCCTTTGTGGATGATACCTCACCGGGGAAACCCGACTATAGGTGAGGACAAATACATTTTAAGCACTTACTTACATTACCTATGAATACTCTTGAGTTCACAATTGTCAACAACTTGGTTACTAATGATGAGTACCGTCGTCAAGCGTTTCCATATCTCAAAGTTGAATACTTTGAGTCGGATACAGTATCAACTTTATTTAAACTAGTTAAAACTTTTATTGAAAAGTATGAGAAGTGTCCTACTAAAGAATCACTTGAAGTAGATCTTCAATCTCAATCTCATTTGAGTGATGATCTATTTAAAAGTGTCAGTGCTTCTATAAGTAATCTAAAAGAGCATGATTGTAATTATCAATGGTTATTAGATACTACAGAAGAGTGGTGTAGGAATAGAGCAATTTATCTTGCACTTCTGGAGAGTATTAAGATTGCTGATGGTGATGATGATGAGAAAGATAAAGGTTCTATTCCATCTATCCTTTCTGATGCTATCGCTGTTACTTTTGACAGTAGAATCGGTCATGATTATCTAGATGATTATCAGCAAAGATTTGATTTCTATCATAGGAAGGAAACTAAAATTCCTTTTGATCTTAACATGCTCAATAAGATTACTAATGGAGGAATAACTGCTAAGACAATTAGTGTTATCTTAGCAGGCACAGGTGCAGGTAAGTCCCTATGTATGTGTCATATGGCATCAGCAGCACTTCTGCAAGGGAAGAATGTTCTGTACATTACTTTAGAAATGTCAGAAGAAAAAATTGCTGAACGTATAGATGCTAACCTACTGAGTGTCCCTATTCAAGATCTTGCTAAATTACCACAGCAGATTTTTGAATCTAAGGTAAACAATCTTACAAAGAAGACAAATGGAAAACTTATCATTAAGGAATATCCTACTACTGCTGCCCATGTGGGACATTTTAGGTCTCTTCTTGGTGATCTGTCTCTTAAGAGGAACTTTAAACCCGATATTATCTTTGTGGATTACCTTAATATTTGTGCCTCCCAAAAGTACAAACCACAATACGCAAATTCGTACACGATCATCAAGGGTATTGCTGAAGAACTACGTTGTCTCGCTGTGCAACAAAATGTTCCAATCGTTACTGCTACTCAAACCACTCGTGCAGGTTACGGTAGCTCTGATGTTGACATTACTGACACTTCTGAGTCCTTTGGTCTCCCTGCTACTGCTGATCTTATGTTTGCCCTTATTAGTACTGAAGAATCGGAGCAGTTGGGGCAGATTCTAGTCAAGCAATTAAAGAACAGATACAATGATGTCAATATCAACAAGAGATTTGCTCTGGGTATTGACAGATCGAAGATGAGGTTGTATGATTGTGAGCAATCTGCACAGGACGATATCCTTGATGCAGGTGATGACAACAACCCACCAAACCCAAATAAATTCGGAGGATTTTCCTTTTGACCAATCACATTAATTTTGACCGTTATGAAGAATTTGTGGCAGCAGTTACTTCAGATGCTTCTACAAACTTTGTTGATCTCGCTGACCGTATTGGTGATCTGGATCGACAAGGTGCCAATATTGAGAGATTGCTTACTGCTGGTATTGGAATCAATGCTGAGGGTGGTGAGTTCCTTGAGATCATTAAGAAAATGGTCTTCCAAGGAAAACCGTGGAACGAAGATAATCGTGAGCATCTTATCATTGAGTTGGGTGATATTATGTGGTACGTTGCTCAAGCTACAATGGCACTTGATATATCCTTCGATGAGGTAATCGAAACCAATGTCAACAAACTCAAGAAGCGTTATCCTGGGGGTGAATTTAATGTTCGCAACTCAGAAGTTCGTGCTCCTGGTGATCGGTAGATAAATATTTTTATCTAGATAAATGTTTTATGTTTAATGCTGCAGAAGAACTGCGAGATTTTCTAACAGATAACATTAAAACTTCCTATAAGGAGAGATATTCTGGTAAGCCAGAACTTTCTCCTCGTAGTAAGACGGGTAGAGGAATTAGATACCTGACTTTTAAAACTTCATATCGTGCTGACTTACATGATTCTATTTTAGAATTATTAAAATTCAAGCGTATTGTTTATACTAGTACTTTAAGACATGAGCAAACTAATCTTGAAGTCATTGACATTTCTACTAAGAATGACCATGTTAGAATTTTAATCAAACCAAAGTCAGGTAGGGAATGGAGACAGCAAAGTTATTGGAATCAAAGATTAGAAACTTTAGATAACTGGAGAGATCTTAAAGGTTATCCTGATACTCAAATTGAATTTGAAATTCTATCTGTAATGAATATGCAAATAGAAAAATTAGGTGATATGAAATCAGTGAAGATGAGAATTAAATCTCGTATCTATAATGATGTCATTGGTTTCATTCCTGGTAAGGCAGGTGCTAAAGCAGATTTTGTAGGAGTAAATTCTAAAGGAAAACCTGTAATCTTTATTTCACATAAAGATGGCAGAGGACCAAAAGATTTTCAACAGTATTCTGGATTATCTTCTAGGGCAGGAGGATCAATTTATGATCATCCTGAAGTGCAAGAATTTAGAAAAGACATTGCAAAAAAAGAAACTTCTGATTTCTATACTACTGCATATTATCGTGACATTGAGGATACTCAATTAAAGCAGAGAGCAGTGTTCGGTAAAGATTATGGACCTGGAGGACATAATGAAAACAACATTGGAATTTTTGCTCAAGGTAAACCAATACTAACTAAAACTAGTACTGGTTGTATTACGGTATCATTTCAAACTAAGATTGTTGACAGCAATCAACTATCTCAATTAGAACGTGAAGGTTACACTCCTACTCTTGGTGCAAGAAGGGGAGAAGCATATCGATCAGTTGAGTATTTGACTGATAAAGTTAATGGTGTCCGAGGAGGCATTTTCTCAAAAGGATATATAGAAGGTAGGAATAGTGAACCTATTTGATGGAATTTAGCAACTTTAATAAACAAGCAAAGCGAACCTCGTATAGGCATGGAAACCTATACGAGGTTGGTTCGTATGTGGAGAATTCCGAGGGAGATGTAGGTAAGATTCATCGTCGTGGACCTAACTATGTAATTGCTGTCACTGAAGAAGGTGACATGTTTAGAGCATGGGTTACTGACATTAAAGAATATAAGCAGTGGAATACATCAGGTGCTGATCAATCACATCGTTTGGTTGGTACGGATAAATTTAGAAAACTTACTCAAACTATGTCGCCAGGTTCTGATTATGATATGTGGAAGAAACCTGCCGAAGTGCAACAACGTATAAATAAAACTAAACCGATTAAAGAAGAGACGATGAGTGCTAATGTAAGATTGTCTGCGTGGATGCTAGGTTTATCCTTTGCAGAGCAACAGGAAATTGCATCTAAGAT